AGGGCATCAACCGTGCTACGTCGTGGAAGGAGTGCTGTCAGCTGCTCCAAAGCGAAGGCTACGCGACCGATCCGTCCTACCCTAGCAAACTCATCCGCCTCATTGAGGAGAATAACTAATGGCACATCCTGTTTATCCGACCTTCCCCGTCAGCCCGACGATTGGTCAAGTCTATACCCCCGCTCATGGTGGTAGCTGGACCTATACTAACATTGGTTGGGTCAAGACTGTGGTGGTTCTGACCTCTGACTACCCCATCTACGATGGTTTGATGGTCGATACTACCCCCTAACCGTCATGTCCAGAGCCACTGAAGATCAATTTAACGAGCTTCACGGCCTCGTCACCAACGAATTGATCGACCGCATCAAGAGCGGCGTTGCCACCACCCAAGATCTCAAGGCCGCAGCCGATTGGCTGTCCAAGAACAACATTACAGGGCTGCCTGTAACTGGATCTCCTCTTGCTGCCCTCTTTGAATCACTCGAATTGGAGATGGAGGATGTCGAACGGGCCATCAGATGAGGAACACCAGGAGATTATTCGAAACGTCATTGCTACAGCGGCACTTGGACTGTTCGGATGGCACCTGCTGACCCTTCACAACATTGCTAAGTCCGTTGATGTGCTTGTTCACCGTGCTGGTGCGGCAGATCAACGCCTTGAGCGCCTTGAACAGTACGTTTATTTTAACAATGGCGCAAGCAAAAAGTAAGTCCGCCAAGTATTATGCGGCAAATCCAAAGGCGGCTGCTAAAAAGGCTGCCTATCAACGCAAACTGAATAAGAAACCCACCGTTAAAAATGCTTCGGAAGAGCGGTGGACAGAGCGGAGACGGCGCGGTATCGCCAGCAAAGGTGGTGCCGACCTATCACATACAAAGGATGGCCGCATGGTGCTTGAATCGCCATCCAAAAACCGAGCCAGAAACGGTCACAACGGCAAGAGTACCCGCAAATGAACAAAGGAAACGCCAAGCCCCCCGGCCTCTACGCTAACATGAACAAGCGTCGCAAGGCAGGAACCAGCCGTCCAAAGAGCAAGAGCACGGTGTCGCCCCAGGCGTATGCCAACATGAAAGCAGGATTCCCTAAAAAGAAGAAGTAAACCACCGCAGTAGGCACAATGCCTCTCAAAGATCCTTCTGAATACCTCTACTTTCTTAAGGCCATGACCGCAGCCGAAGCCAAGCGTATGTGGAGGACAGCCATTAAGGAACATTGGAACAACCAGTGTGTCTATTGTGGCTCATCTGAAAATCTAACGCTCGATCATGTCCATCCTAAGGCCCGAGGTGGTCACGACACGACCCATAATGTTGTGCCCGCCTGCCTAAATTGCAACCAGTCCAAAGGTTCGAACCACTGGTTGTCCTGGTGGGTCGGTCAAGACTCCTTTGACACCTCCAACTTTTCTAAGGTCCTTTCCTGGACCGCAAGCTAACCCCTTTTTTTGAGTGATTATTATGGCTACCAAAGCTGCTGAACTCGTTTCCGCCTACGGCGATGTTTCGTCCGCCCCTGGCCGTCGTTGCAAAGCCCAGAACATTGACACCCTGGCTGCTAAGACCTCGGCTGGTATTACTGCTGCCACCACGGTCAAGGAAGCAGAAGATGCCGTGTTTGCAATTGCTGTTGCTGACAAGGCTGTGACCACCACCACCACCGGTCGTGCTACCCGCGTTGAGACCGTTCAAGGTAAGATCCTGACCCTCAACACCCTTGTTGGTGGCACCCTCTACACCACCGGCACCTATACTGGCGTTGCTCTGACCGGCGGTACTGGCACTGGCGCTACCGCTAACATCACCGTTGCTGGTGGTGCTGTGACGGTTGTGACCATTGTCAATGGTGGTGCTGCCTACGACGTGGGTGAAATCCTCAGTGCTGCTGCTGCCAACATCGGTGGTACCGGCTCTGGCTTCTCGATCCGTGTGGCTACGACTTCTGGTCCCATCAACGCCTGATCGTAATGGCAAAAGTTACCTCCTCTTCTAACCGCAGCAAGCGGTCAACCAATAAGCCAGTCACCAAAGGTCAAAACCCTCAGCGGGCCAACCGCCAATCCGTCAGCCAGGCCCGCGTTAGCTCTGCTGAGGCTCGTAAACCTAGTCCTCGTAGTGCTGGCATCAATCAAGGCAAGGGTGCCGGGCGTGGTCGTGTGACTGGTACCCTGGGTCGTCCTAAGCCTGCTACTCCGGCAAAGGTTACGACTGGGGCTGGTCCCACCCCGACCCGTCAGCCTCGTGCCATCACGAACGGCAACAGCCCTGCCATGCGTCAGATCCGTGCTAAGGCCGTTCAGGCGCGTCGTCAGGCACAAGGCAAACCTGTAGCCACAAAGGGCAAGGCCGTGACTCTGCCCAACTCTGCCCGTGCTGGTCAAAACCTGCCCCGTCAGGGTGCCCAACAAATGCGGACCATCGGTGATTCCGGTCAGGTGCGTGCTGCTGCCAAGCGTGGCCAAGAGATCCGTAAGGCGGCTCAGGCTGCTCGTGGTGCTAAGCAGGCCATGGGTCGTATGAGCGGCACTCTTGCGCGGGCTCGTCTTACCCGTGGTCCTGTATCTGCTGCTGTTGGTGTGGCTGCCGATGCAACCCTGAGCCCTCTGGCTACAAAGGCTGGTCAAGCTCTTGGCCGTGCGCTTAAGCCTGCTGCCCGCAAGCTGGATGATGCTCTTCCCGGCGTCAACAGCCGCGATGAAGCACGCCGTCGCAACGCACAGGCAGCCGCTCAGGGCTCCACGTCCCGCTTTAAGGGCGCTCGTGAGGCTGCCGTTAAGAAGGCATCCGCCATTAAGGGTAGCCCCGTTGTGGGTCCTCGTAAGGCGTCCTCCGGCAACAGTGCTGCTTCGAGCTTCGACTCGTCCTTTGCTGCTGCCCGTAAGGCTGGCAAGAGCACCTTCACCTGGCGTGGTAAGAAGTACAACACCAAGCTCCGTGGCGAGTGATGGCCACCAAAAAGAATCCTAGCCTGTCCCTTGGCAGAGGCGAGAAGTCCCGTAAGGGAGGCCTTACCGCCAAGGGCAGAGCAAAGTACAACGCGGCAACGGGGTCTAATCTACAGGCCCCTCAGCCGCAGGGTGGTCCCCGCAAACAGTCCTTCTGTGCCCGCATGAGCGGCGTCAAGGGACCGATGGAAAAGAACGGCAAGCCCACCCGCAAAGCCCTGGCCCTTAAGCGTTGGAAGTGTGGCTGATCATGCCCCTGTCAAAAGGTTCCTCAAAGAAGACCGTCTCCAAGAACATCAGCAAGCTGGTCAAGGAAGGCCGTCCTCAAAAACAGGCAATTGCCATCGCCCTCAGTAAGGCTGGCAAGAGCCGCAAGCGTAAATAGTCACCATTGGGGGTTCTACGGTCCTGTAGGGCCCCTCAACATCACCTTAGGTACATTCTATCATGACCGATAAAACGGCAGCCTTAGAGGACCGTCTGAGGGCCAGCTTCCCACTTTTTTTGACTCTTGTATGGAAGTCGCTAGACCTGCCTCGTCCAACAAGAGCACAGATTGCCATAGCTCGGTACCTTCAGGATGGTCCGAAGCGTCTTCAGATCCAGGCGTTTCGGGGTCTTGGTAAGAGTTGGATTGCTGCTGCCTTTACCCTGTGGATTCTGTTTAGGGACAGAGACAAGAAGATTATGGTGGTGTCGGCCAGCAAGCAACGCGCCGATGACTTCACGATCTTTTGTCAGAAGTGCCTTATTGAGATTTCTTGGTTGAACCATCTGACCCCACAGGACGATGACCAACGATGGAGCCGGGTGTCGTTTGACGTTCGCGGGTGTCGGCCTGCTCAGTCACCATCCGTAAAAAGTGTTGGAATAACCGGGCAATTAACGGGTTCTCGTGCTGACCTGATCATCTTTGATGACGTGGAGGTTCCCTCAAACTCGGCAACTGACCTCATGCGAGAGAAGCTACTTCAGCTCGTGACGGAAGGTGAATCAGTCCTGACCCCAAAGGAGGACAGCCGCATCGTGTTCTTGGGAACCCCACAGACAACGTTTACCATTTACCGCACGCTCCGGGAACGCAATTATAAGCCGTTCGTGTGGCCTGCTCGCTACCCTAAGTCCCTTGTCGGGTACGAAGACATTCTTGCGGAGGACCTTCAAGGGGACATTGATGAGCAGGGGTTAGACAAACTGTCGTGGACCCCAACGGATACCCGCTTTTCTGAAATTAACCTTCTTGAGCGGGAACAGTCAATGTCTCGGAGCAACTTCATGCTCCAGTTCATGCTTGACACGAGCCTTTCCGACGCCCTCAAGTTTCCCCTCAAGCTGTCCGACTTCTCGGTTCTGGCTTTGGACCCTGCTCGTGGTCCGTCTGACCTGGTGTGGGGGGCTGACAAGGAGACCCTGCTGGATCTACCCGCCGTTGCGCTTCCTGGTGACCGGTGGCATCGGCCGAAGGCGACTGGTGAGTTCATTCCGTGGAACGAGACCATCACCGCCGTAGACCCCTCAGGCCGAGGAAAGGACGAAACAGTATCCATCATCCTGTCTCAGATTAACGGTTTTATTTACATTCGGGACATCTACGCGACCCAAGATGGATACTCCGACGCCACTCTGAGAGAGATCCTGCGTCGCTCAAGACAGTTCGGGTCTAAGACGTGTCTGATCGAATCCAACTTTGGTGACGGGGCGATCATGGAGCTACTCAAGAAGCACGCCATCGAAATGAAGGTGGGCATGAACTTTGAGGAGACCAGAGCCACAACGAGAAAGGAGGACAGGATTATTGACACCCTGGAGCCGGTGCTTAACCAGCATAGGCTGGTCATTGACCAACGCCTCATCACTTGGGACTACCAGTCAAACAACGACATGGCCCCCGAGGAAAGACTGCCTCGAATGCTGATGTATCAGCTGACCCGCATGTGTCGGGAAAAGGGTGCCGTGAAGCACGACGACCGGGTAGACGCACTTGCCCTTGGCGTCAAGTACTTTCAAGACGTCCTTGCCATCTCTTCCAGGGAAGCACTGATCCAAGAAAAGAGGCAGGAGTGGAACAACATGATCACCATGTTCATCGACCAACCCACCCTCGCAACCGACATGCTCGTGGCCGGAAAGTCCTTTGGAAATGACACCGAAATCCCAGTAGACACAACGGTTTATTCATGGATTCCCTAAAAAGGTACTTGCTTCTATAGGGGGAGAGGGGTTAAGGGGAGAGGGGGACCTCTGAGGAAGCCGCGCTAGCGGCGCCCCGAAGACCAAGTTAGGACCCCCGACAGGGGGGACTGACGCGGAGCCGACCACCGTAAGTGTAATTGCGTGAGTCGGACGACTATTGCTAGACTTGTTGAGGGCAAGAGTCCAGGAGCCCCTCTTGGGGGCGAGTGGAGTCGAAGACCTTCGGAAAGACAAGTGAGTCAATAGTTGCTCACTATATTACTATAGCCACACCAGCAATAGCAGCAGCTACTACCTTCCCTTACCTACCCCTCTCTTACCACTACCACCACCACCACCCATCCAACCCTCCTCGGTATGCCTCAAGCAAAGCTTATCTGGATCACACCCGACGCAGAGTCCATCATTACCTACTGTGCCCGTGTATCCAACCCAAAAGGTCAAGAAGCTAATAGAAGCCCAGAACGGCTGCTTAAGTATCTGATCAAGCATAAGCACTGGAGTCCGTTTGAGATGGCCTCTGCGTGTGTTGAGATAAATACCACCCGTGACATCTCAGCACAAATCCTAAGGCACCGGAGCTTCTCCTTTCAGGAGTTTTCTCAGCGGTATGCCCCGGTGGATGATTCTCTAGAAATTCCGCAGTGGAGGAGACAGGATTTAGCCAACCGGCAGAACAGCATTGATGATCTGGATCCGGAAGCAATTGCTGAAATAGATCAGCTCTGTGCCAATGCGTATGCTGAGGCAATTATTGCGTATCGAAGGATGCTAGATCTTGGTGTGGCTAAGGAGTGTGCCCGTAAGGTCCTTCCCATTAACAGCCCCACCCGGCTTTACATGTCAGGGACGCTGCGTAGCTGGCTCCATTACCTTCAGGTGCGGCGTGGGCCGGAGACTCAGCTGGAGCATCGACAGATTGCCCAGGAGATTGCCAGCATTCTTTGTAAAGAAATTCCAAGTATCTTCAACGTGATTCAGGAGGACCAACAACAGTGACCAAGATTGACTTGACCGTGGACCAGGCTCGTAAAGTGATTGCCGTTGCGCCGAAGGATAGCCCGTATTATGAGGAGGCTCAGCGGGTTCTGTTTGCCAAGGGCTATGTGCCCGCTCCAATGAGGTTCGAAGATGATGCCCCGCCTTGTCGTCCAGGAACTTAAAACGGTTTATAACTTGAGCAGTGGTTGGCCGGTGTGGGCCAGGCATCTCCTTCTTGGATTGTTGGTTGCTGTTCAGGAGCTGTGGATTGAGAAGAAGGTAAGGCAGACCGTGGATGATGCTGTTGTGGAGGTGGAGAAGCATCTACCTCCCTCTGGGGTCACTCCTCCCGTGTATTCGGAATCCGGTGATGGCTTCTTTGATGAGATGAGGCTGAGTGCCCCCTGGAAGGCTCTTGAAGACCCCTCTGACTCCCCGCAGGTGTGAGTACACCTACGGCTCCTCAGAGGGCCCTTCTAGGCGCTTGTAGGCCTGCCCGTAAATTTTGACACAAATTTCTGAAGTCCTTACGCTTGTAGCGGCGCCGCATAGTCCCCCCATAGGGGGTCGGCCGCCCAGATATAACGCGCGCGCCCGGTTCTATCTATGCCAGGGCCGGTAGACTGGCGCACTACAGGAGGCAATGGGTAGTATGGGTGTACTATTCCCAACCTGTGCGTGTGCTTTGTACGGCAATCACATCGGGAATATGTGTTTTAAATAAGAATCTGTATCCGATCCACAAAATGTGAAGCTTTGTAACAAGGCATTGACCCTGGGCCCAACATGCCCTACCTTGTGTTCATCGGGCAAAGGAGCCGGCGCGAAGTCAGGCCCACCTAGCCCGACAGGATCAGCAGCCATCCGTGCTATGATCCGCTACAGACAACACACACACCACACACCATGTACGAATCCTACGAAGATGCAGTACTAGATGCTGCTAACGATGACGGCAACCTAACTGAAGCACAAGCACTTAAGCTGTTCGCTGACCATGGCTCAGACCTCAAAGAATGGTTAGATTCTGTTGATGCTGAACTGCTGGGACGCTATTCAGCTGAGGGTATGTTATCCTGGCTAGGCTACTGATCACACAACCAACAACAACAACACCACGGGGAACCATCATGACCAAACGGGTTAAGCACCGCGCAAACACACGCAACATCGCAGGCATTCTCAGTCTTTCTACTGAGGCTGATATTTTTGAGGGTAAAGAATGGTACGCTCGGGCCCATAGGTTCGGTGTTCAACTGATCGCAGCCTACGATGTAACAATGGGTCAGGCTGTCGGTGTGATCGCAGCACTATCACCGAACAACAAATGGGAAAGGAACTGCGCTGACGCTGATAGGTTAATCGAAGCGTATCTTAGTGGCCATGATCTAAGCCTCACTAAGGTTTGCACCTATAACGGCAACAAGGACAAGGCTATCAGGATTCTTTCATTGGACACAGAATCATTAGACAATGAGGCTATTGTGTCAATCCTGAATGGTAGAAAGATCACAGCATTCTATCGCTCCATTATGGGCGATCCTAACGCAGTTTGCGTTGATGGCCACGCATACTCAGTCTTTATTGGGCAGCGCATCCCTACAACTAAGACACCTAGTATCGGCAAAGCTTTGTATGAAACAATCCAACGCGCTTACTGTCTAGTGGCTGATAGGTCGTTTGAGATTTGCGGCCACAAATTAACACCAACACAGGTTCAGGCGGTTACTTGGGTAACCTATCGGAGGATGCTAAAAGATGAATGATCTAGACTACGCTGCTGATCAACTGTTCTATTATCTTTTTGAGGTCCCCAACAATGACACAGACAACACTGAGCCCGATGATGAGCCCCTCTGGATGCCATGGGAGGATTGAGACTTTAGCTAGTGAATGGATGGCTGCGCCAAACACAGTACCAACATTGGCAGAGCGTAAGGCCTTTAGGTTGTGGTTAATCGATCAGTTCACTAAGATGAGGGCCGAACATATCGAACCACTGTTTGTAACGCGGGAGGTTAGCATTGATGAGGCAATGGCAGCACTTGATAGGGTTGTCTTGCCGGGTGAGACACGATGGCTGCCAATCAGTAGGCTAAATAACGAGCCAAACCCTGATCTTATGTCAACACAACAGAACCTTATGTTCAGGGCTGTTCATGACTGGACCCACCATAAAATAAAGGCTGACGCTACCTTTATGGGCGAACTAAATGTAACCTTTGCCCACATAGAATCAGCACCGCCTGAGATACATTGGATTCTATGGTCTGAAGTAGCCTGTCAGGCAGCAGTAACTATCAGCACCGGTAGTTTCCCACAGCAGAAACTAGCTAAGCTGATATGATAATTGGTTCTACTGATTATCACCGGGCAAACGTACCGGGGTTCCTTAATCGGGCCCCGGTTTTTTTTTATTTACCCAAGCAGTAGTACACCCGTACCATTATTCACAAGCCTCGTCGCTGAGACTCTGCCACATCAATTAGTTTTACTGATGGGATTTGATGTTGACAGCTCAGACTATCCGATCTATCTTAGGTTCAAGAGAGGCAAGGGACGCACCAACGCCCAAGCCTTTCCACCACAGATGAACATCTCACCTGCTACTGTCTATCCAGATGTTGACGCAGCCGCTTATGTGTGGCCATCCGCTTCTGTCGATGAAGACACTGACTCATGGCTTAAGCGTATGATGATGGATTATTGTAACAAGACTCTTGACTGCCTCAACGATGACTCGCTCACCGCTTCCTACAAAGTCGGCTACTCCAAAGCCTACATCAAAGGACTCAAGAGACTTATCGCCATCAGTCATCCGACCAAAAATTAGAAACAGAGCCGATCGCCCTTACTATCTTCCATTTGTTTATAACAAGTGATGGTTCCATCCACCGCAACAACCTATCAGATCTATCTTGGTAGGAATGTACCCACACCCCAGCTTGGTCATGAAGAAACACGACGAGTCACCGACAAGCTCTTTAACAAGTTTGTCAAGCAGAACATTGTTCCCCGATTCAAATCATTTTCGATTAGTCAAGGTGTTGGTTATTGGAATGGTGATCCTGAGGATGTTAGTATCGTGACGGTTACGAGTGAACAGTACTTTGATGCTATTGATGTTCATAAGATAGCCAAGGAGTACTGTGAACAGTTCGATCAAGAGGCAGTCTTTATCAACTCACTGTCCAGCTTTCCTAGCCTTGTTCTTCATGATTAACAACATGCCCGCAACAAAGGAGAGACCCGATAGAAACAATCACCCACCCGAGATTGGTCGCATCATTGAAAAGATCAAGAGACGGGGCAGCGATAGCCTCACACCAAATGAAAGGATGATGGTGGTAGAGATCTTCCGAGCAGCAGCAATGACTGGTCAGAAGCACTTACTTGCAATTAAGGAGGACATTCAACGAGCACACCTTTCTTATTGTTGGAGGTTGACACAATGATTAACAGGCCGCGCTATCGCATTATTCAGCGCCCTTCTTATTACGATCCATCTTCGCCAATCTTTGAGGTTGAAAGAAGAGTACTATTTTGGTGGGAACCAGCAGGCTTTTGTATGAATTTTGACGAGGCTGAGCAACGTGTTCTTCACTTGAAATCGGCAGACAAAAACACAGTAACAACTAAAACTGTTAAGGAGTTTTTTGATGACTAACCCACATCCCATCACCCCACCACCAGAGCTGGTGCAGCAGTGGATTGCGTCAGAGACCTACCGTTACGACGCCGAGACAGGCGAACATCCTGACGGAAGTTACGAGCAAAGGATGTGCGATCTCGCCGCCCAATGGGGCGCCGACCATGAGCTGGAGGCGTGCTGTGAGTGGCTTAATCGCGTAGGCCATTTCGTTGTCGGTGGAGAACTCCGCGCCGCCCGCCGCCCCAAGCCGCCGAGCTTGAAAGAGCAGGCGCTGGAATTAACAAGACCAGCAGGAACAGCAGGTGCTTATGTCACGTTTGGTCCTGAAGAACTTGCACTTATCCACTGCGCCTTGGAGCAACTCGATGACTGACGATTTTTCCACCAATTTCGTAAAACTAGAGCCCGCCCACTGCATTAAGTTATGTTCTCCGCCAATGGAAGAAATCATCCGCCTCGACAAAGAAGGCTTCCACTACCGAGGTCAGTTCATTGCCGATGCTGGTGAAGCCCACCGCTTGATGGTGGAGTTTCTCAGGCAACAGACCCAGCCCGAGCCGCAAGGGCCTCCAAAAAATTGTTGGCTTGATGATGAACCAGATCTTTGTCCTAGTCCTTGTGTATTTGATGACCCTTCCGAGGTGATTGAAAACTGCGTTTATGCGCGAACAGTGAAATGTAAAACA